TCTAAAAGACGCTATCGCTATTGAAGATATTCGCTATTCTCAATATCCCGGCAACGAGGAAACACGCTCTTTTAGAAAAGTACAAAGATCAATGCTCTTAAATAGAGAGTCCCGTCTAGCAAGCTTGCTTTTTGGTGCATCAAATTGGGGCTCATATACCTCTGCACTCGGTAGCCTTGGCAATAGCTCTAAGGGGACTCAATGGAACTCCGCAGGGGCTGAGCCTTTAACCGATTTACACGCCCTCATCGATGTTATTCGTGCCAATGCTCACGGCATTTTGCCCGATACCTTGGTTCTCGGCTATGGCGCCTTGCGTGCTCTATCTAGAGCTCCAGACATCAGAGGCTTCTTTACTGCAGGCTCTACAGCATCAGGCACAGCATCAGGCAATCGCATCATGCAGGATGATATGGTTATCAGCGTTCTCAAAGAGGTTCTCGGCTTGCCCAATGTGTTTGTTGGTAGTGCTAGAAAAGAAACCGCAAACGCCGGTTTGACCTCTAGCCAGGCTCAAATTTGGACAGATGACAGCGTATTTATGGGTATCATGAAGGGCTCTGACGCTGTAGTCAATAAAAATGGAACTAAAGTTATGCCTGTCGCAGCTCTCAATTTTGAGTATGCAGGCTTCACCTCTGGTTCTTATGATGATCTAGAGATGACTAAGCGGACTGTATGGCTCGAGCATACTCACCAAGACAAGGTAATTGCTCAAAATTACGGCTTTTTACTCACCGACTGTCTAGCTTAGAGTGAGCGGGCTGATATGCTTTCTTTGTTTTGCCCTCACTGTGGCGGTACTAGCTCAACTCATGCCCTAGCAGAGGGAGAAGCTGATCAAAAGGCGATCTCCGATCTAAAAAGGCAGGTGGCAGAGGAGCAAAACGAAGAGATGAGAGCTCTCTTGAAATCGCGCCTTGGCATCCTTGAAAAGGAAGTACAAGCAACCGCTGATTTTCAAAAAGAGCTAGAAAAAGCTACCGCCAAGCTTCACTCGGCGATAGCAAGATTGATGAAAAATGGGCAGGGCAATCTGCTGATCAATATGACTCCTCAACAATTGAGGGACTTTTTGATCAATGAGGGCTTGGGCGATGCAATAATATTTTTTCAAAAAGCCCAGCTCGACATCGTTGACTTATCTAATAAGGCGATGATTGCGATTGATCCTACTTTTGTTAGCGGTGATCCCGATTTAATCAATGCAACTATCAGTCGCACAATTCAAAGTGTCTTTGATGACGCTCTAGTGCCTGAGATTAGCAGGGGCATAAAGGATGCCGTCAGTACAGCTGCGGTGATAGGATCAATAAAAGCCCCACTTGACGCATTGGCTCAAGGCTTTCAACAAGCGACTCGATCGAATACCACAGAAGCCCGCTTAAAGATCGCCGAGTTCGGGCGATCAGTGCAGGCAGTAAATGCTGAGCAAGCAGGCCTAGATCTATTCATATATGTAGGACCGAAAGACGGGATCACACGCCCTTTTTGCCGCAAGATCATCAGCAAGGGGCGTGTTTTTACAAAGGATCAAATTCTAAAGATGAATAATGGGCAGGGGGCTGGACCGGTGATCACGACTGCGGGCGGGTATAACTGCCGTCACTCATGGTCTCCTGTGAGCAAGGGATTTGCTCAGGTGATGGGGCTGGATGTAGCAACAAATAACGACATAAGGGATCTACAATGAGAAAAGCACAACAGGGCAAGGACTACAATTTTATATGGCAAGCTCCATCTGCTATCAGCGGGACTCCATCGATAACTTTTCATTTAGAGAGTGGCGATATCACATCCAGCATGACACAAGGGCGGGCTTCTTTAACTGCTACTGCCATATCAGGCGATAGGCGTAGTCTCACGCTATCTGCATCAGCCACCAGCTTAAAGCCCTTTCAAAGCCAAGCCTTTCTACTGACTGATGGAGATGACTATTTCTCTATTAAGCCCATCCGCATCGTGGGTACAAGCCTGATTATCGCCGATCCACTACCGAGAGATGTATCTTTTACCACATCGGCGAGCATTCAATTTGCATCGTGGACATATACGGCTAGCAGTGCGACTATCACAGCTGATCGAGGCGATATCGCCTTCACGATCGAGTATGTCCAGAGCCTCGGGGGGCAGACAATCAACAAGGTTGAAAAGGGAATTTTAAAGGTCGTCCCCAGACCTTTTGATACAGGTCTCGATCATGCTCGACTATGTGCCATATTCCCACATATCGCAGACATAGCGCCAAGGCGCGCAAATGGTTTTGATGAGATCATAGGCGCATCGCTCGATGAGCTAGCGCTATATGTCAGAGATCTGATCGTGCCTGATGATGTCGATGAAGACGACATCCACAACGCCAATGAGCTCCTACAAGCTCATGCCTATTTGGCTATCGCCCGCATTCACGAGATCAATGGAAATATTGATTTGAGTGAAAAGATGCGCAATCGGGGCATAGAGCTAGCAGACCTAGGCATGAGGACTATCAGCCTTGATCTAAATAAAAATGGGACGGTGGAGGATAATGAACTCAATATTAGAGCCAAGGGGCGGGGCTACATTACGGGCAATATGGCCAATCGTATCGTATCGAATGATGAAAAAAGCTTTAGCCCATCTAGAGCGATGAGGCACTAAATGAAGACTAAGATCAATCTGTCTCTACCGTCCTTAGCGATGACTCAGCCTAAAATGTTGGCCATAGGGCTCGACATGGTATCGATCATCAAGATGAGAGTATATAAGGGGATAGATGCAAATGAGAAGCCCTTTTTAGCATACTCAACAAAGCCCTTATATGTGTCTAAAAAAAGCCCATTGGGTAGACGCTTGGCTCCTAAAGGTGGGATCAAAACCAAAGGCGGAATGTATTTTGAAGGCGGATATCGTGAGTATAAAGAGAAATCACGCAAGCGATCAAATGCCATCGAGGGACAGACTGCAGAGGTAGATCTCACGCTATCAGGGATGATGATGCAGCATTTCACTGTCTTATCATCGACCGCTAGAAGCTTTGTTATTGGGCTTTTGCCACCTGTACGGCATTATGGCTATAATGTAAATTCAAAACGCTCTTTCATCGGGCTATCGCCTAAAGAGGTCGACCAGCTGATCGAGATCGTAAAAATAAATCTTTTGGAGACCACATGAGCAAAGGCATTTCATCTGCTATCGATCATATTATTGACCGCCTAGAGAGCCTCACGCCCAAGAGCGACTCTTATCATCACTTTGTCTGCATCAGTGATGCGAGTGGCAGAAATCTCTCACTGGAATCGAGATCGAATCAAAATAGGCTCTTTGACATTCGCTTTCAAACGCTATCCCAAGACGACGGGCAAGCGGGCATATCTGGGCGTAAAAGAATAGATTTACTACTTCGAGTTAGGTATGATATAGGCGGTGACTTAGCTCTCTTAGATCGCATGATCGCAGAGGATTCTAGCCAGCTGATCAATAGCCTTAAACAGCCCGATTATGACGCTGATAACACCGGCATCGTGTCTTTGATACCAGCGCAAGCATCTTTATCCGAGATACAGAATGATCCCTCTCAAGTCGGCTATTTGCTATCCCTACCCTTTACCCTTTTATATATAGAGGAATAAAAAAATGACAGTTACACATAGAAGTATATCAGTAGCGAGCGAGGCATCTTTTGGCTCAATCGACACAAGCACAGGCTTGCCATCTGCCAGCGGTCTAACATTTATCTCTTTGCCTTGCGAGCGTGATCCTATTGTGATTTATGGCGATGTAGTAATCAATGAACGCAACGAAGGACGCGACGGGCCTCATGGTTTACCACCAGAGCCAGACACTGTATGGAGTGGATCAAGCCGAGTACAAAGACGCACAGGGCAAGTGCAGATCACCATCGATTTTACCACCGTCGGCGCTGATGCAAATACATACTCCGGCACTGGTCTAGGCAAGCTTCTAAATGCTGGATTCTTGACAAGCTTACCCTTGTTCACATCAGCAGATACAGTCACCGGCGACGATGTGAATTTTTTCACTCCTACCACCACAAATACAAATTATAAGATCGGCGGTATCGTATCATCTCTTATCGGTGGGCGTTGTGAATATGCTGGCGTGACAAGTAATAATCGTGGGGGCGCTGGTAAGATAGGCGTTAGCCCCGCATTTAGTGATGAGCCTACTACTATTTACCCTCTTCAAACTTGGTATATACCTACATCAACATCAAGCGGGCAAGTGGTCGAATCTTTGTGCTTTAGAGTCGATGGCGTCGGATTTAGAACATACGCGTATGGTTGCAAGCTAGCATCTCTAAATATCTCTGTTACTAATGGGCGTCTTATGGGGCAATTCACTTTTCAAGCTGCATTAATTCAAGATGATCATGGTAATGCAAGCGGGCCAGTGGAGCCCGTTGTTTTGGGCGGTGCTACTCAACATTTTAGAAATAGCTATGTCGTTGTATCTAGCCCCGTCACCTACTCAAGATCAAATATCGCTGGCACTACCGGGGAAGAGCTAGACCGCATCGCTTTAGATGCTGAAGGTTTTACTTTCAATATCAGCAATACCTTAGCGCCTAAAGGTTTTAGCAATAACATTCTCGCCATGTCCGATATGGAAGTTGCCACCGTCGATCTTGAATGTACTATCACTCTATCATCAGTAAAGAGCGATATCGCAGATGATTTTAAAGATCGCGTCATTCGTCAAGTGTTAATAGGCACTGGACCAGTAGGCAATGGAAAAGGGATGGCACTATTTATCCCAGCCGGCTATCTCACTGTCGATCCTAACAAATACGATGTCAGCGGTGATATCGTCAAGCAAGTACTTACTTACAAACATTCTCGTTTCGGTGGTGATGTTGGCACTACACAGCCAGCTAATACCCCGATTCGTCTAGCACTAGGAATCTAAAAAATGCTTTCTTTTTCAACCTCTTCACAGACTCAAATAGAAGTGGCTATCACTTGTGATCAAGCGCTTGATATGACTGATAACGATAAATTGATGTACCTTAGAGGACACAAAGATTTTTTAAAAATCAAGGATGGGCAAAGACCTACTTTGTTTGTTATCAAGGCGCTATCACCATCTGAGAGAGAAGATGCTGAAATTAAAGCAGGTGCTTATACTAGATCGGAGCTTGGGCGTATGCTCTTTATTGAACAGCCCTCTGACACAAAAGAACGAGCATACTGGCATGACGCCCTAGGTGATCAAGAGAGAAAGGCGCTATCAGAATACAACGCCTATCTAAATCGTGTGTATCAAGAGATGATCAAATGCTCAGTGATTGACATTGTTGGCGTGTCTGGCAAGCCATGGGATTTAATACAATCGATCAAGCCCGATCATGTGCGAGTACAGACTATAAGCGAGTTAGTAGCGCACATATCAAATCTATCTCTTTTAGGTGATGAGGGAAAATAGCAATCGCATCTTCTATCTGGCTATCTCAAAATAAAGGGAGATCATGGGGATGCGAGCAATGTAAATCTAAGCCAGCGCTTAGGGCAATGCGTGGGAATTGTGGGGGCGCTTTTAAAAAGGGCTTGCCATATTTAGATGAAGATGAGCAGGGCTATTTTGTGCCAGCGTATAGGGTAGCGCCTAATTGCAGTGGTGAGTATGCTGATCTAAAAATAAGGTCTTGCCCTGTAGCTGGTGCTAATAAAGTGGCGCCTATAACGCAAGCCTATTTTAGGCATATCAACGGGCTTTTTGATTTAAAAAATGTATATCCTATGCCCTCTTGTGCTATCGTAGAGGCTATTGATATTTTACATCACCACTATCAAGAGCTCAAAAACAAAATCACTCAAGAGCAAATCGAGGAGGCGCAGAATGGCAGAAAATAAAGTGATCATTGAGGTTGAAGTCGAGGGAGCTGGCAATGCTCAAAAACAGCTCGACAAGATAGAGAGTGCAACTACTAGCCTAGGCGATGGCGTTAAGGGCGTGGGCGAATCTTTTAAGGGCGTGGGCGCTATTGTATCAGCTCAAGGTGGCGTGATGGGCGAAGCTTTTGGCGCCTTAGGTGATTCGGTAGGTGGTTTAGTCGATGGCGTTGGTGAGTTTAGTGAAGCTTTACAGTCTGGGGGAAAAATGGGCATCACATCGATGCTAGGTCTTTTAGGCCCTATCTCTGCTATCGTGGGGGCGGTAGCCTTAGCCATTGAGGCATGGCGTCAATTTAGCGGGGCTGCAAAAGAAGCCGAACAAATTGAAGCTGCAGTGACGGCGGCGGCTGGCGATCTTACTTCAAAAATGGAAGAGTTGGCTGATAAGGGCATCAAGCCTAGTAATGATGAATTGAGAAGATTAATTGAATTAAATACTCAATCACGCCTAGGGCTTGAAATTCTAAACGAGAAAAATGCAAATTTGACGAAGGTTTATGCCG